TTATCAATGGAGCCATACCATCAACAAGGAAGCCTTCCTGACGGAAGAAATCTTCTCCGGTTCCTGCGTGGAATGTGCTTGGTGCGTAGCTCATTATGAACCCCACACGTAAAAAGGTGAAATCATCCTGCCAACATTAGTCTGATTATATCCAGTAGTGATGGAGAACGATTGGAATCCCGTTTCAAAAGCCCCGTCAGCGGTTGACCATATCTGGATCCACTGGCTAGTCGAACCGTCCTTCATAAAGCACTTCTGGACTCCCGGATTTCCCTTTTCACAATAAATGGCTAATCCATAGGCATGAGAGTAGGGGACGTCATCCCCGCCACAGATTGTTGTGTCTTCCGCAATAAATGTCCAAGTGACTCCTACTCGTTTATACAATCTCATTTTATCATACCCCCCATAGGGGTAATTCCAAAAGGTATACGCATCCTGGACATAATTATCGGCTTGAGACCCTGAGTAGTCATTCTCCGAAACCATGAACCCCTGAAGGTCAAGAGACGTTCCCATTTGGAAATAGCACAACCCAAAAACCTTGTCATAGGTTGCACCCAGACTCCAACTCATTTGACGGTTGGCATTGGCTGCTGCCGTCTGGGTATATTTAATAACCGAATCGGTGATCGCTACCGTAAGTCCACTGCAATACGCATCTACCGCTGGGATCGTCGTGTCCGCACTGATAATTGGAGCCATGCCCGTAGCTCCACCGATCAGGCCGATAGAGGTAAAGTAATCTTCGCCTGTCATGATTCCAGCTTGTGCGGGTGAGTATGTCATTAGAGTATGTGCCAGTCCGATCCGTCACACAGAAGCGTTAGTGTGGCGTACTGGGTTGTAATGAACTTGCTCACATCCCCGTCCAAAGTTTCCCCTGCAGAGTCCCCAGAAATTGTGACCACTCCTGTCGCATGGATATTCTTTATATACAAAACTTCGCCTGAGTTTCCGCTGGCTGCATACAAGGTCAATGTGAACGTGCCGTTACAGAGAATCACATCGTCTGATGTCGTCGCTGTATAGGTGGTCGTCTTCGTCACGATGGAGGAGATTCCACCGCCACCACCTGCAATGGATCCATTATCGGTGACTTGGATGACGTTCCCTGATTCGTCCTCCAGGTAGAACTCATTACCGGACCCCGTGTCTTTCCAATACGCAAGGCCGGTATTGGCAACTGCCGCAGGATCGCTTGACAATTCCACCTGTTTGAGAGGGTTTATTCCCGGTCCTTGTGCTGCTCCAAATCCCATATTACACCGTCCCTAACTGGACTTCCTCGATAACCAAAAGTTCGATCACACTGTCCGTCTCTACCTGAAAGTTGATCGACAACGTGTTGGTACTTCCACTGTTTGTTTCTATGGGAGATCCAGCGAAAGTAAAGGTATAAAGATCTGCGGCTTGTAATGCTATGCTGGAATTCAAACCAAAGATGTGTGTGGTTGTCCCATCTGTGTAAGTGACGTTGAAAACACTAGCTGTCGTCAACGCAACAGTTACTCGCCATGCACCACCCTCTTTGAGAGTAATGCTGCTGGAAAGAATATCAGTATTCGCTCCAGGAGCAGCCAGGTTGAAAATAGATGCATGTGTAATTAATCCCTTGTTCATATCTAATTGCTCCTTTTACGAACCAGACCATCCAATGGAAGAACCATTTGAATGGGGGAAATAATAATTCCAAGCACGAACCACCCACTTTTGAATAAGACTGGTATCCGCAGCCGTATCCAAAAAGGTAAATTCATCATCAATTTCTGGAGGAAGGTATGTAGCATTCCCACTCGAAGGAAGCACCCAATACCAAAGATTGTCAAAAGGAGTTCCCGAAATGAAGAGCGCTTCGGAAAGAAGAACGGAACCACCCGACATTCCAGTCAGATCAATATCTATTGCCAGGTCATCCTCTTGGAAAACCTTGTACCAGTGCGCCCAGTTTTGGGCTACAGGAACCACTAATACTTGCCATCCTGTTTGCCCCGTAACTGTAACCGTTCCACTGGAAACCCCTCCCATTCTTACAACCAGATCTCCTTGCCCACTGAATGTTTCAGCGTTGTAGATCAATACCATTGCATATGGAAGACTTCTGGATAGACTGTTGCCTGATACAGTCAGTTTTTGCGTTAGACTACATGCCGTCTTTACTTTCAGGGAGTATGTGGTATCTCCATCACCCGGACCCTTCCGGAACATGTTTGTGCTGTCAAAAGCGAAGTTCGTATCGTTTACGGTAACACTTGAAGTCCAATCTGTAATACTAGTAGGAACTGCTGCTGTTCCACCAAAACTCTGAAAACTAGGATTAGAAAGAAGAGAATCATCGGAGACAGAACCAGCCAGACTTCCTGTTAAACCGGAACCAGATCTTTTTAGTTCATCTTTAAGACGCGACTGCCCTTCGATGCTCCAGAGTTCATTTCCGAGATCTCGTCCTGTATTGTGATCCAGAATACATCTGATGAGTTTCTGGTCGATCCAAACAGCCTCAATGTCGAAGTTGTCCTTATCTTTCACAAGGCGAACGATTTGGTTGGTTCCGACATTACTGGCTCCAGCAGCGGAAGCTCCATATGTGATCACACGGGACTGTACGAAATGTGCATTATCCCGCATGTAATCAATCATCGCATTGAGCATCGTGGTATCGCCAGCAGTTGCGACATTCAGTAGAGCGATAACATCCTTACAATACATTCTCAAGTAAGGACGTTGAACTTCCTGTGCGAATCCAGGTGTGACAACCCCTGCGAGGGCTCCCCGAATAGCCTGAACAGCAGCTTCCGATTCTCCTATGTAGTCACCTTCATAGGATTGTTCGAGAGTGTCGATCAGGCCAATAAGGTTGGTAGCGTTTTCGGCTCCTGCATCAATGATCTGTTCCAAGCATTTCGCTGCATTAACCCATTGCGCTTCAATTTCTGCCCGTGTAGGGGTAGCCATCCGTCATCTCCTTGCCCCCCTACTCCGCTAGGATTTCATTAGTTCCGAAAGGGCAGGAGGCGGGTTATCAAAGAAAGAATGAAACGTCGGAACAAAACTAAAGTAATCCATAGGAGCCGAACTAGGATCCGCTTCAAGAGGAACCAGATACACGAACTCCGATAGGGGAATATCATAACGTCTACGATACTCCTGTTCCACAACCGCCTGTCCCCGAAGAACCATATCCCGGTATTCTTCTGGGGTCATTCCTTCTGGACAATTCCCATGCGCCAAGTCAATGATCTTGGCGTTTCTTGGATGGACCGTATGCCATTCGCTTTGAGGAATATCTACGTTCCCCTCGTTTATCCGAATGACAAACCGATCCATTTCTTTGATGATCTTTTGTATTTGCATAGGATTAATTAATGAAACCTGTCCAGGGTAAGGGCGGCGATTATCATTAGAGTTCCCAACCTGAGTACTGATTTCATCAGTAAACGCTGGGAAGTGAAGGGAAGAAACATCCAACTGCTGAAACCATCTGCATTTTCCCATCCACTGAGGGCCATCTTCCGCATCTGGAGGGTCGAGCCACAGAGATTTGGTAGTCGCTCCGTCAACATACTTGAAGTATTCCATTGTGATGTTGCTGACCGACTCTGTGGGAGTATTGGATGATCTCTTTAACTTGAATGGACGTACTTCGGGAAGAACACCATGCCATACCAGGGTTGGCTTAGTGATATTGTATAGATCGATTTCTTTACTCTCTTTTACAGAATCTTCTTCGATCATTTGCGCTACAGAAGACTTCTCCTGGACCTGCGCGGCGGCTTTCTTAGGTCTACCCCGTGGCATGGTGTTCCTCCTTTTGTAAGTAAGTTAATCTATGAAACACGAATCGTTGAACGTGCGTTGATTGATCCCCAACCTTCTCTGGAATCAAACTGGACGTAAGGCTGTCCTGTGTCACGAGTGTGATCACTCGTGGCCCAGTTACCCTGCGCTTCGTTCATTCCTTTACGTACCTGTCGCAGAAGAGGACGCTGATCCCCTGGAATTCCACGCAGGAAGTAATAGAGACGGGTGTTCGTAACACGCTGATTGCTTGTCCATGCGAATTCCATTCCCGCATCTTCAAGAGCGATATTCGTGACCGCCGCACCTGTTGACGAAACAACAGAGTGTGGGCGAGTCTGGTATCGCGCCTGTCGAACCACTAGTTCGAGGGAAGGTCCGTGGAAGACACGCATACTTCCTACGTCTGCGGAATCAAAGAAGGGCTGCGATTCCGTATCCTGGAATTCGAGGAATCTACGACGAACACTATACGCATCCGTGATAATCTGCTGCACGGTCGTAGAGCCGGTCTGCGTTACCACATTTCCGGAAGCACTACCATATCTCGCACTAGCTGCGTAGAGCGAATTTCCGTCAATGGAATTTGGCACGGCAGGGAGCAGGTCTGGATCAGTGCTTGCCTGAATGAACTGGAAGAAAATCCGCTCACTCAAGGTAGCCCATCGTTGTCCAAGCTGGCGTGCAACATTGAACACCTGACCTGTCTGATCATCTTCCCAGTTACGCGGCAGATAAACTCGACGACCAAAGTCGCGGTTCTGCACGGTCAACTGCGAAGAACTGAATCCCTTCGACGGAATGGTATTACCAGCACCCCAGCGAACCGGATAGGTCGCAGAGTCCAGTACACCATAGACTTCCTGGAGTTTATCCGAGGTTGTTTCCCAGATACACTCGTTGATAATTCCCATGATAGCGCGATAACGTGGCTGGAAGGCAAGCGCGAATTCCGCACGGATGCCTTGGGTGGTTAACGCACCAATATTTGCAACTCCGGGCATTGCTTACCTCCTCAATTAAAGCAGCGATCCAAGCTGAGTCTGGAAACCGAAAATAAACACATCGGCAGACGTTCCCGAATGCCAGTACAAAACATGACCAATAGCATTCGCATATGTGCTAGACGCAGTGGTCATGTCATTATCATTTGATGCATACACCGCAGTACGACCCACATCAGTCTGTGCGCTGACACCCGTTACAGATGCTTGCTCCAAGACAATGGGGCCACACTCAACAGAGACTTCCGGAACAGGAGACGCACTCGTATCACCCACCACTGCATTGGAAGTGGAGAGACTGTTCGTCGCTGATTGTCCAATTGCCATTCCGGTCCAGATAATTGTGGATTCATCCTGCCACAAGACAAGATATCCACGATTGGATGTCAAAGCACTTGCACCGGGAAGACCCGTAAATGCTCCGGCATAAACCGTAACGCCATTAGCGACACGGTAGTTTTGAATCCACGAGTACACTCCATGAGTGCGTCGAGGAGTAGCTTCGGTAAGTGCAGCCATCGTTACCTCCCCTCCTTCGTTTCGTTAGAGAGGGCAAGCTGTTGCTCGATGTACTTTTCCTCTCGTTCTTCTTCAGTAGAACCCCAATTCGCGCCAAAATTAGCGGATTGTTTTTTCAAAGTGCGGTATTCAAGAGCGAACTGAGTAGCCTTTTCAGCCTTCTCCGGATCACCCTGATATTTTGCCAAGGTCCCATCTGTGGCTTCCACGCTTACCCCAGAGGCGGCAAAATCGCTGAAGTTGGCAGAAGGAATTTCCCGAAGAGAAGGTTTCAACGCTTCTAGGTATTTGTTGAACCATTCAGAGGCCCCTTCCTGTCCTGCCTTTTCTGCTGCAAAAGATGCGATCTGCTCACGAAGCTCGTCAGTGACGATCTTTCCGGTGAGAGAGGCTTCAGCCTCTTTCATCAGAGAAGCAGCGATCTTCTCGTTTTCCTGGTCCTTACGCCAATTCTTCAGTTCCGCGTTGTCGTTTTCTAACGCACTGAATTTGGCGGCAAGTTCTGGAGTCATTTCCATTTTCGTTCGTCCCTCTTCCCCATCAGGTTCAATCGGAGTATTCTCCGGTTTCCCCTCAATAGGGTCAATGTTCTTACGACCATCCAACTTGTCCTTGATCTCGCTAACTTTACTGCCGAGATCTTTCACAACGGTTTCCAAGGCAGCAAAGCGTGCAGTGATATCTGAGGAATCCTTCTTGATCTCTTCAGATACTTCTGCCCCTTCGCCCCCTTCACTGGGAGAGCTTTTTTCTTCCATATTGAATTTCCCCCTATCGTCAGGGCCTAAAGACGCTGCAAACTGGGCAGCATGATCCACTTTAACTTCACCAATAGTATTGTTCGCAAATTCAAAATGAGGTGGTTTTGTGGAAAGAAAAGCTAGTCCAGTAATTCTTCCTTTCTTATAAGAAAGTTCCGGACTGTGTGCGGGAAGTTCTCCCCGCTGTAGCTTCTGGAAGGTATTTCCATTAACCTTCACATCCCCAAAAACCGTCCACTTTTCATCTTTACCAAAGTTGTATTTCCCGACACGGTTCGGAAGAACGTAGCCGGAGAAGTCAGGTTCATTACCCAAATCCGTATCGGGATTATGTCTTACAAAGGCTGGAGCGCATCGATGGTTTGGCCCGTCATGATACTGGGCCAGGGAATTCCTTACGCAATCCTCTAGCTTCTCTTTATCATAAGATTCAGGAGCGTTTTTCACTCCTTTCGGAACTTCAGAAAGGATTGGTACATCCTTCAAGGTGAAGTATCCGTCTCCGGTATCGACCGCTTCGTAGTTCGCGCCTTTGATTTTAATCTTTAATCCGGCTCCTTCAGCATCGAAACTAGCAGCAAAGTCTTTCTTTGCCTTACTAGGAGCGCAGTGGGAAATAGCAATCGCTACTTTTTGATCTTGGGGTTTATCTTCGTCCTTCATTTTCTTCAGCTTTGCGCTGATACATGCTTTCTCTTTAGGACTGAAGTCGAAAGAGGCTACATCCCATCCGGCCTCTGCAAACTCTGCTGAAAGATCTATAGATGAATCTTTATTCCCCATTGATCATAAATATGCAGCTAAAATGGGGACAAAAACATGTGTTTATGTATAAGGTGGCTTTCTATGGTCCATAGAGGTTCCATTACCGTTACCATTCTGGACGGTTTTATATTTCTTTTCTTCTTGAATAGACCGGACCAGAAGGCTGCGAATTACTTCACTTTCACTTAATCCGGTAGGGAAAACTACAAGTTCACGAAATTCCATAAGTAATCGGCGCGGAAGACAAAAGACCTTCCTGGTCATTTCATGAGAATAATTTACATTCGTAACTGTTCTTTTACGCTGTGCCATTTATAAAGCCCCTGCTTTAAATCCCGGATCAGGATGGGCCTCGTGAAAATTGGGGGGTATATATGGGATTACTTCTCCATTTTTAAATAACCCTCTTCGTTCCAAATCCCCTTTTGAAATGAGGTTGACTCCGTGACGGCAGTTGTACCCTAAAGGGGGTCGAATAATTGACCATCGAGGATCTTTCGCCGTGGCAGTAAATCCCATCGCAGCGGCATGGTTGGGTCGCTCTCGATCATCGGAAACTCCAACCAGTTCTAAAGCTGGGGCTACTTCCTGAACATCTTCATCGAGAGCTTGGGCGAAGCGGCCATTTGAAACTGCGTTCGAGATATTAGTCCGATACAGTACATCTGCATACCACTTACTCCAGGGACCGATCTCCTGCATCATCTCTCCGAATTCATCTATCCCTTTCCCTGCTCTCTCTACTTCCACGAGAGCCTTCTGCACTTCCTTGGTACGCCACATCGCCAATCTGTCATCGACGTTCCCTTCCGCAGCACGGGCAAGTGCGAAGACATGACCCTCATTATAAAGGCGTGTGACTTCCCGGTATCCTTCCGCAAGTTTGGGATCCCGACTCAGAATATCATCGATAGCTTCCCGGAAAGAAAGACTGCTAAGAGGAGTCTTGTCCCCCGTAGGTTGAAGAGGGGGAGTCTTCGCAGCAAACTTCGCACTTCGGTCCAGTGCATTCACTTCCATCAACACACGCTTACGTCCACGCATGTCAGCAAGGATCATCGTATGCTGGATAAGAGTAGCCATGTTCTTCCGCTCTCTCATCCTGTCTTTCCACGTTCCTTGGAAACGCGCCCATGCCATTCGCTTTACTGCGTCTTCAAAAAGACGACTATGCTTGTCAAGCCATCTCTCCAGTTCTTCCTTCCCGGTGATCACAGGTGAAACCTTTGTCGGTCATTCGGCGTTGGAAGTTGGATCGTACTCGCCTTTCCGTTCATGGGATCTCCGTCTTCCCACGCACGGGAAAGAG